AGCAAATGGAGGGAACCATGTGGTTTGAGGTATTCAAAGCAGGCACTCACCAGGACTCGGCAGGAAATGAACGAACCTGGTCGGAAGCCGACCTTGACACAATCGTGTCGAAATATAATCCTTCCGAGCATGAAGCGCCTATTGTCATAGGCCACCCGAAGGATAACGCTCCGGCCTGGGGATGGGTTGAAGGATTGAAAAGGGAAGGAACAAGGCTTCTCGCAAAGGCAAAAGATGTGGTGCCAGAATTCAAGGAGATGGTGAACAAGGGGCTTTTCAAAAAACGATCTATTTCGCTCTATCCCGATCTGACCCTGCGTCATGTAGGATTTTTAGGAGCCATGCCGCCAGCGGTAAAAGGTTTGGCAGACGTCCAGTTCTCTGAAGATAATCTCACCACAATTGAATTTGAGGAGTACCGGATGCCGATGATCGGGAGGATATTTCAAAGGCTCCGTGAATGGCTCATCGAGAAGTTCGATACCGATACTGCCGACAGAATTATAGATTCCTGGGAGATCGATGAGCTAAAAAAAGACGTTCCCCAGGATGAAATGTCAACGACTGCCTTCGGGGAAGGCAAAAAATCCAAGGAGGATGAAGATATGGATAAGGTTGCAGAGCTTGAAGCAAAGATCAAGCAACTGGAAAAAGACGTCTCCGATTATTCGGAGAAGGATAAGACAAAAGAACAGCAGATCGCAAGCCTGAAGCAGGAACTGGAAAAAGAAAGGGCCGAAAAACGGAAAACGGATTTCAACACATACTGCGACGGACTTGTGAGGGACGGCAAGCTCACACCGGCGCAAAAAGTCTTGGCTGTTGATTTTATGGAGATACTTTCCGGCACCGCCGAATATGAATTCACCGAGGGTGACGGCAAGGCAAAAAAGGCTCCTTTAGAGGCGTTTAAAACCTTTTTAACCGCCCTTCCAAAGCAGGTGGAATTCAAGGAAACGGCAACGAAGGATAAGGCTTCCCCTCTCACCGGCAAAACGGCAGAGAAAATCGAAGCCCTGATCCAGGACAAACTAAAAGCGGACAAAACACTGAATTACAACGAAGCGCTCACGCTGGTGCAGAAAGAAAATCCTCAGTTGGCAGAGGAATATGCCACAGAGATTAAAGGATAAGGAGGGTTAGGCGATGGCAAAAGAGCTACCGGTATTAAGAGAAAGTTATGTAGCCCTTGAGGATTTGAGCGACGATCAGTACAAGTTTGTCGTTTTGACATCCACAGGGGTCAGGCGTCCTGACAGCGAAACCGAAATTTGTCAGGGCATTTTACAGAATGCGCCTGCCGCAGGGGAGGCAGCCGTGGTTATGGAACTCGGCGTCAGCAAGCTTCAGATGAACGCCGCCCTCGGTGTCGGTTCCTGGGTAAAGGCTGAGTATGTGAGTGCATCCGATGCAGGAAAAGGCAAGGACGCCTCTATGGCCCTGGCCTATGCAAGGGCTTTTGTACTTGAAGCCGCAGAAGCCGAAGACGACCTGGCAACGGTATTGCTGTGCGGCCCTGTCCCGGCTATTACCGCAGTTCCGTGGCAGCAGGCCACAGTTACCACAAAAACAACCGCAGGGGCTGTGACCTATACGGCAGCAGAGCTGCTCGGCGGTCTCGTCCTCCGTGATCCGAACGGGGCAAACCGCTCCGATGTGTCCCCCACGGCGGCGTTGATCGTGGCAGGCATTCAGGGCGTCGTTGCGAGCAGTTGCTTTGAATTCGAGATACGCAACACCGCTGACGGAGACGAGGTAATCACTCTGACCGCAGGGGCGGGTGTTACGCTTTCCGGCGATATGACCGTCAAGAGATACAACTCCAGAAGGTTCCTCGCCGTTGTCACTAATGCGGGATCGGGCACCGAAGCAGTGACCATTTACAGCCTCGGCTCTCTGCCGAATAAGGCTACTGAAGCTTTATACGGCGTAGTGGCGGCAGGAAGCCACACAACCACCGGTGGAGGGGCAGCGGAAGACATCGAGGTGACAGGGATGCTTGAAACGGATGTACCAATTGTCACTGTCCAGGATGACGGCACAAACAACAGGACGCTCCTTGCGTCGAAGGCAAAGGCAGGCGGAGGAAACATTACCTGTACGTTCTCCGGAGACCCAGGCGCCGACCTGATTGTAAATTACATCGTGCTCAGAGCACTCGCATAAAAAAAGAGGAGGGATAGAATATGCCAGATCCAATCGTAAAAGAACTTTTAATAGCCGGGCCGCTGCAGAATGTAAGTGTTGCGTACCGGAATAAGAGCTACATAGCCGACAGGGTCTTCCGGATTCTCGACAAGGTCGACCCGAAGGCGAAGATAGCCAGGTACCTCAAGGGCTCCTGGTTCAGAGACGAAGCGGCGATCCGTGGAGCCGGAGGGGAAGCCCCGAGAGGCACCTACAAGGTTGACTTTTTGTCCATAGCGACAAAGGAATACGCCTTTGCAAAAGAGGTGACCGACGAGGACAGGAGATTTGCAAAATCCCAGATGGCCCCTCCCCTGAAACCGGATCAGGACGCTATAGAATTCTGCGCCGACAAGATAGACCTCTCCAAGGAGCGGAGGGTCGCGGCGCTGGTCAAGGAAAGCTCCTGGATAGACGGCAACGGCGCAGGCGGCGAAGATGCCGAAGGGCTGTGGTCTCCCACGGGAGCTACAAACACCTTCCTGCCCGATATCGCCAAGGCGAAAAAGGCGATCCAGAGCAAAACGGGCTTGACCCCTAACGTGCTCCTCATAGATTATGCAACCTATGAAGCACTGAAAGAGGTGGAAGCCATCCTCGACAAAATCAAGTACACCGAAAGGGGAGTGCTGACAAAAGACATTCTCGCGGCCATCCTTGACCTTGAGGAAGTGATCGTCGGCGAATCCATCGTCAATACGGCGAAGGAGACCAAAGCCGGAACGGAATTCACCGCCTCCTATGTATGGGAAGTGAACGCCGGTAAGGGCATGGGGTTTGTCTTCTACAGACCGGCCTCTCCAGGACTCAAGGTACCATCGGCGGGATACCAGGCGCGGGTTGCCTATGAAGACGGCCAGGCTCGTCGTACCACGACATGGAGAGAACCGTCCAGACATCAGGACGTCTACGAAGTGGCCGAAGAGACGGACATTGTCCAGACCGGAGCCGATCTGGGCTATATGTTCAAAGATACCTTTGCAACGTAAGGAGAGCAAAAGCAATGGCATATAGCACCCTTGACGACATTAAAAAACTGCTTCCCGAAGAGAACCTCATTCAGCTTACCGACGATGCGGGGAGCGGCGTCGTTGACACCGACGTGGTGGATGATGCCATTGATTACGCCGATCAGCTCATAGACGGATATTTACGGGGGAGGTACACCCTCCCCCTTTCCACTGTGCCGTCGTTTTTGAAGAAGCTGTCCATAGACCTGGTTATTTTTTATCTCTATGGCAGGCGTCCGGAAATTGGAAATGACAACGTTGCGAAGAAATATGTCAACACGGTGAAACTCCTTGAGCAGATTCAGGCGGGGAAGATTTCTCTGGGGCCCGACGAATCCGGTGGGGACATAGCAGGCAAAGAGGAATACAGAACGAACAAAACATCCGATGACAGAACTTTTTCAAAAACCGCTTTAGATGCGTTTTAAAGAGGTTTTGTCGCCGGGTATAGGGTTTGTTACATATGTTCCTGAAAAAAGCGATTCTAAAAGAGTTTAAAAAGGGTGTAGGGGATTTTTCTTAGGGCAGGGAGGACGGAAAAATGGTTAGCAGGAGGAAATGGCAGATTTTAAAATACGCTTTGAGGTTCGGAATTACCCTGGCGATAGTGCTGCCTATTCTTTTTATTACCCAGGGAGCAAATGCCATCAAGGTCTTTACCTTTAAATTGTGTCTCTCCGTGGCAGGCCTCGGTCTTGCCGAACTTTTATGGTTGTTTTACTTTAAACCGGTTTTTCATAAAACCGAGGAGTTATCTCAGTATGAGAAAAGGACAATATTATTCTTTCGCGGCATCCTGTATGCTGCTCTTATCCTTGCTCTTACCCTGGGACTGTAATGCCCTGGATAGATGCCTGAAATTCAGGAATTCCGTAATTCGTGAATCCAGGTATTTTGTCGGCATCGATGCTCCGTGGCATCTTTTTCTTGGACAGATAGAGCAGGAAAGCCGATGCAACGAAGGCATAACTGCCTTTGACGGCGGCATGGGACTGGGGCAATTCATGCCTGAGACGGCAGACTGGATACAGGAACGCGAAAAGGCCTTACAGGATATCTCTATTGAGCCGCTGCCCTATGATCCCCGGTGGTCGATCAGGGCGCTTATTCTTTATGATCACTGGCTCCACGGCATAGTTACATGCCGTGACTGGCATTATGCCTTCCGTGCATACAACGGGGGAGCGGGGAACATAAACAAGGAAATACGCCTGGCCGCCTCATGCGAATACCCTCTTGTCGAGCAGCAGTGCAAAAGAAAGCTCATCAAACTCAAAAACGGCAGACACCTCGACATGTGCCGGGTCAATATCGAATATCCATATCTGGTTTATCAGAAAGGGGGCAGGTATCGATGATTGTTGCGATCTGCACAGCTATTCTTGTTTTGGGCATACTGGATTATCTCACAACGAGAAAGATTCTAAAAAACGGGGGGGTTGAACTCAACCCGGTCATGAAGTGGTGCATCGAAAAAAACCTTTTCATACCAGTCAAGGCAATGTTTACGTTATTTGTTGCCGGGTTAATTTACTCTTTCGGGAAGAACAACCATGTGGTGGCAATAGCAGGTCTTGTGATTGTGGCGGGTTATGTCTGGATCGTATGGCATAACTGGAGGCAATTACCATGATGCCGTATCTTACGATATTGAGGGTCATATGGCCGTATCTGATAGCTGCCGCAATAGGCGGCGCTGTTGTGGGAAAAATTCAGCAGATCAGGATAAACCATGTAACAGCGGATTTACAGACAGCCAGACAGGAATTGTCCGTATGTCAGGACGTGAACAAGACGAATCAAAACAGTATTGAAAGCCTGAAAAAAGAGGTTAAAGCCGCTTATTCCGCATGTGACTCACGGTTGCAAATTAAAGACAAGACGCTCCGCAACATTCAAAGAATAGACGCCATACCGGGCAAGCATGGATCGGGGACGCTCCTCAAGCGAGAAGAGCGAGGAACATCCCCGCAATTAGCGGACAGACAAAAAGGGGCTGCAGATGAAAAAATTAATGATTCCTCTGGTACTTCTGATGCTCTCCTTAATGAGCTTAACAGGATGTACCCAGGGGAACCAGATCGTCAAAACTGAATATATTCGGCAGGAAATACCGTCTATTCCGGCGCCACCGGAATATTATCCGGTCTCGTTCATTGGACGGGATGAATACTATTGCATCGATGCGGAGAACGCCAAGAACCTGCTCAAGAACCGCGAACTGTATAAGGGATACGAAGAGGAGTTGAAGGGCATTCTTAATCAACTGAAAGGATCGATGCCGTGAATATCTCGGAAATGGAAGACCAGCTAATATCGACAATAGAAGGTTTACATTTATTCCGTTTGGTTGGTTCACTCGGAAGAAAGGGATATCCGCAAACTCTCAATTACCCCTGCGCCTTTGTTTATTTCGCCGGGGACGAAAACACGAAGTCCAACCCGAGGCCTGTATATGTTGTGAATTATGAAGTCCTGATCGTATGCAAAAATTTGTCGTTGAACCCGGAAAAGGAAGCAGCTAAAGATGCCTACGTTCTTCTTGAGGCAGTAGAGCAGGCCATAAACGGCAAACAACTATCTATATCTGACATTGAGCCGTGGATGTGTATGTCACGTGAGCTTTATGAATATGAAAATGGTGTCATCAGCTATGTGGTGAAATTTCAGACACGGCATTATTTACCGGTACCGGCACCGGATTAAAGAGTTTATAGCGTTAAACGCAACAAGCGCAATGAACGCTAAAAAAAGGAGGGGACAATGGATAGACAACCAGGATCATACAGGACGGCAGCA